TTTATTATATGTTAAATTAGACCGGATGTCGTCAAGACCATAACCAAATATTAAATAAAGATAACATTGTCTAAACGGATCATCAACACTACTTTTTTTAATATAAGCATCTGAGCAAATTCCAATCGTTTTTTTTATTTCTTTATCCTTACTTCCGATTTTGGCAGTTCTGGTTATTTTACTTCCCTGTGCAGGCTTTCCAATTCGGATACGGACGGAAGCATAGAACTCGGTAGCCCTCCCACAAGACGTTGTTTCTTTGTCTCCCATCATCGCATTCATTTTTTCTCTTACTTGACTCGTAAATATTAAAAGTCTGTTTTTGCCGGAAATAATTCTTCCACTTTTCCTACAGCCTTCACTAAAGTCTTTCGCTCTTTTCCCTCCGTATTTATCATTTCCTTCCATTTCCATATCTGTAGTAAGAGCAGAAACACCATCGCAAATGATTGCAGTAAAAGATTCCTCTCCTGCCCATTTGTCCCATTTCATTATGTGTTCGTTAAACATTTCCGCAACGGTGTTGGGCATTACATAGTTTCCTTTATCTTCAGAAAGCAAAAGACCATAGGCTTTTGCGTATTGTTGGTCAAGGCGGCCTTCTGGGTCTATATATTTAACCTTACCGCCCATCCTTGAAACGGCGGAACCTATTGCACAAGCAAGTGCTGTTTTTCCTAAACTGGAAGGCCCGTATATTTCAAGAAAGGCTCCTCCCGGAAGACCGCCAGTTTTAGACCGTCCACCACTTATATTTAAGTTGAGAAGAGTAGACCCGGTATCAATCATGAAATCCCAGTTGTGTTCAGTTAGGTCTCTGTTGGATTCTGTTTCTTTTGTTACTTTTGAAATGGCTTTGGATTTAGTAATTCTTTTTTTGAATTTTTTAGGCGGCATAAGTTTTTCCTTTTAAATGTATGGGGGTGCGGGACTCAAACCCACAAACTTTATTAAAATCCGAGTTCTAATAAAGTTACTGAGGAATGACCTCATCCATATCTCTTTCTGGCAACCCCCAAATATTTTTTACTTGTTAAACTTTTTCTTTGCGTCTGGGGTAGGGGCTGATGAGTCGTCCTGATTGTCAATGTAGTCTGCTTCAAGAGAGCAGTCGTCCCAATTGTCACAATCGTCACAGTTAGCAAGCTGTCCGTTATCAAATCCAAACTCTCCGCCATGAGGACATGTTTTTTCAGGGTCTGTCTTTTTACTCATAGAAACCGGGGCGCATGCCCTTCCGCCTTCAGGATATGGTCTGGTATTTTCTCCGGGGTTCATTGGGATGTCGGCTTCGTCGCTTTGCGGTTGAGCCTCATCGCCCATGTCGTCCATCGCATTAACGGCTTCAAGCATTTCTTCAAAGGTTGGAATTTCAATCAGTTCATCAAGACAGGGAGCTTCCTGAACAATATTATCTCCGAGGGTATAATTTCTGTCGAGAAGTCTATGCCCGGAATAATTTGTGTTTGTTTGGCCCATCCCGGTTCTTACAAAACAAACCTGTTTCCCGTTAACCGGGTCTGAAAAAATAATCTGGCCTTCGCCTCTTGGATCACAACTAATAACAGCAAGATGTCTTTCCAAGTTCCAGTGAGCCATGTCAAGAATTTTAAATTCGGAAGGGTTGTTATTATTGTCGTACTCGATAACATTATAAAAAGTTCTTCTTTTAGCGTCGAGAGCTTTAATCTCTTTATCGGTAAAAGTGTCTTCTCTTTTCATTGCCTGTTGTTTTTCACAAATTGGGCAACGTTGGTTGTCTCCAAAAGTTCTGGCTAAACATATAAATGCGGCTCCGGTGGGGCCAACGTCATAGTGAACATAAATATCCAAAACATAATCCGGGTTCCCTGCCTGAGTGTATGGATTGTTATCTCCGCAAATATATGGGACGAGATCGACAACGTGTGAACCTTCTGAGATTTTCATTGCCTTTGTGCTGTCGTCTTTCCAGATAGTTTTAAACTTACTGGCTAAACCTTTGTTTTTAAAAGCCGTTTTGTGTCTAGCCCCAAGACTGTCTCCGTATTTTGAACCTGATTGGGTCCCAGAGCCCTGTCCTCTTGAATTATTTCTGTTTAATGGCATTTCTTGTTCTCCTTTTTATTATTAATCTTTATAAGATATGTTTTTTTTGGTTCTCAAGGTCTCTTTCAACCGCAAGAACTTCGTGTAATTTTGCCATGCTCTCTGTTCCTTTCTTTAAGAATTAATAAAAATATTAGTTACGCCCTCTTGTTTAATTTCTTTTTTAATGCTGTCCTTTGTCTTCCACCACTTGCATCAACCGACTTTTTTGTCATACTTGCATCTTTCGGTTGTGCAAAATAACTTTGGCCATGTAACCGAACAATATTTTCCAGTGCATTATTTTTTTGTAGCATTGTTTCCTTTGATACTTTAAATATTTTTACTTCATTTGTTAAATCAAGAATTTCAGTCCTCGCTTTTTTGACTTTTTCTTCTTGGTCGAGAATACTTCTGATCTTTCCTTCGGTTAATTTTTTATCATTTATCAGTCGGGTTCTTATCTCCGTTTCGACTTCGGCGCATAACAGAAGGGTTCTTGCTTTTGCTCTATCGAGATTGTCTTCGGCTCCGACAAGGAGTCTCGCATACTTATTAAACAGAACAGGCTGATTCAACCATTCTTGGTCAAGGTCGGCCATGTCGATAGTGATATCTTTCCTGTACTCTTCTTCAAATTTATTATCCATGAACGCTATCCTTCCTTTTTTAGAATTAAATGTCAACTTTTATTTTGATAAAAAATGCTTAAAATAAAAACTTAAGAAAATTTCGTACCTTAGCCCTCCTTCTATTTCTGTTTTTTAGTATATTATGGTTTAAATTCATTGTTCAAATCCTCCTAATTTGATTATTCGGTTTAAGAAATTACTGACTGAATATTCGATTTGCATTTTCTTTGAGTCTTCAAAGAAAGCAGAAGCCGGGTGAATGCAATAACATACCCAACAACTAAACTCATTACTCCATTCTATTTTGCCACTCATTGACATTATTCCTTTTTCTTCACCCTTGAAAAATCTCATCGCTGTATTCCCAGATGCAAAGATAATGAATGGCTTTATATTTTTTATTTCTTCTTTTAATATTTTAAAACAGTGTTCAGAAACTTCCGGGGTCTCTCTTAAAATCGATGGTTGTCCGGGAAAACATTTAACAATATTGGAAACGAAAAAATGCTTTCGATTAAGCCCGACTGAAGAAAGAGTTCTCCAAAGGACTTTGTTTGTTCCTCCCGATACAGGTTTTCCTGTTTGCATATCATCTTTGTTTGGGGCTTCACCTAAAACCAACATGTTGTAAATTCCTCTTGAGGTTTTAATATATTGTGATTCTCTGTCAAGAGGACAATCTGCGCAGGGGGTTACTGGCAATCTTATTTTTATTTTTTTAGCGAGTCTTAAGTTTGTAGGGAAGTCTCCCTCAACAAGTTGAGTTGTTGAAAAGTCTTTCCAGTTTGGGAGTTCACCAACATGGTTTTGAGTTATATAATTAATAATATCTTCTCTTTCGTTTGTCGGGTTCGCTTTTAATTTATAACCTAAAAAGGACTTTGCAAAATCTTGAAGGGCATCTCCTTTTAAATTTTCAGAACTAAAGGCATTAATTTGAGTTAGCACTTCTTGAGTTGAAGAATTAACTTTTCTCTTTTCAACATTCTGGATAAAGAATCTTTTTCTTCTTTTACTTACGTTCCCAATCTTTTCAATTTCGTCTGCGGATTTTTCTCCTATCCCTTTTATTTCGCAGAATGGCATGTATAATTTTTTTTCTTTTTTATCAACTCTCCATTTAGTTGCCAAGCTTATGTTTATCTTAGGAAGAATAATATCAATTTCCATTGAGTACGCTTCTGCGATTAAGATTTGTTTGTTTTTGTCAGAACAATGATTTAAAGACGCACAAATAAATTCTGCCGGGTAATAATACTTCATCCAAGCCTGCCAGTAGCCTATTAAAGAATATTCGATTGAATGCGCTTTATTAAAAACGTAGTTGGCAAACTTTTCAAGATCATCAAACATTTTAGAGGATTCTGTGCTTGGAACCTTTGATGTCTTTCTACATCCTGCAATGAAACGTCTTTTAAACTTTTTCAATAGTTCTACGTCTTTTTTCTTTGCAATGATTTTTCTAATTGCGTCACTATCTGCCCAAGAGAACCCTGCCATGTCTCTCATTATTAACATAACCTGTTCTTGATAAATTATAATTCCGAAAGTTGACTCTGTTATTTTTTTATGGGCCTCACAAAGATATTCAGTTTTTGATCTTCCGTGTTTCCTTTCTATATATTCTGCTGTAAGCCCGGAGTGTAATGGTCCCGGCCTTGCAAGTGCATTGGCATCTGCTATATCTTCAAAGTTACTAACTGTCATGTCTTTAATCAATGTACTCATTGAATAAGTTCCGATCTGGAAACAACCAGTTGTCTTTCCCTCATTTATAAAATCAAAAACAAGTTGGTCATCTAATGGTATATCATCAACTAATGAAATTTCACGACCTGCATTGTTTTTAATTAATTCGAGAGTTTCTTTTAAAACGGTAAGAGTTGAGAGG